ATCGGGCAACGTTTACCAAAGGATGACAAGCAGATTTCAGTATCATTTCCTGCTCCAACATTTCTGTGAATTCTGAAAGGTCGTTTATACCATAATGAACCTTCTGCAGCAATTTCAAGTTCAGGATCACGGTCAGGGTGTTTTGTGTCAGTAACAGTATATGGTAAGAAATCTAATGCTACACCTTTACCAAACTCAACTGGAGTATACATTTTTACATCTTTAGGTAGTTTTAAATACCCGAAGTTGTTTTTATTGTTGTCTTGATGAACAACATCTCTATTTACTTTACCTCTAAAAGAGGATGTTTTCTTTTTTAATGCCATAATGATTTAAAATTTAAGGTTATTTATTACGTTTCATTTTCTGTGCTATTCCAGCATCAGTTTGTTGTTGTCTTTGCTCTTTTAATTTAGATATATTTCGAGGAAGAGCAGGTCCTGCGAAGTAATTTTGTCCGAGTAATTTAACAAGGTATTCAAGTGCATTCTTACGTTGATCAAATGCAGTGACTGCTGATCTTGCCATTTCACACTCATATTTAGCTTCTAAATAAGCATCATAAGCTTCTTTGTATTGTGGATGTATAAGAATTGTATTTGCTATTGCTACTTCTGTTGCTTTTACGAGATCAAATTTTTCAGGGTTTTCCCTTATTTCTTTATCTGCTTCTGCTTTTGCAATATCAAGTGATTGTTTAGCATGATCCAATTCCATTTGTGCTTTTGCAGCATTCTTGGCATACTTCATAAATAAAGAAGGTTGATTTAACCATTCTAAATCTAAAGCACTTTCATCAATAATAATATCTTTCTCATAATTCATAATAAAAAATTAAAATTAAAATTAATATCCGTAGCCGTTGCCGTAGCCGTAGCCGTTACCGTAGCCGTTGCCGTAGCCGTAGCCGTAGCCGTCACCGTTACCGTCACCGTTACCGTTACCGTCACCGTTACCGTAGCCGTTGCCGTTGCCGTTACCGTAGCCGTTGCCGTTGCCGTTGCCGTAGCCGTAGCCGTCACCGTAGCCGTAGCCGTCACCGTGAGAGTTTTGTGAATCCTCGAAATTTATTGCTATTCTCATAAAATCCATTTTTTAGAGTCCACAGTGATTGTATGTATAACTGTTAACCAATCAAACGCAACAATACCATCACACTTGTCGAGTTTTGTATCTTTAGTAGGGCCATTAACTAATTCTGGCAAACCTTTTGTTGTCCCCCATGTTCTAATATTATAAGCATTATATAACCTACAATCATTACCGGTTCTCTCAAACCTGCCAATGTAAACCCAACCTCTTTGAAGGACAGCTATTTTAATATCGCCTTCAAATGACACTGGTTTTGCAATTAAATCAGCACGTACATACTTCACTCCATTAATTTCGATTTCGTTAATTGTTTGCTTTTCCATTTTTTTATTTAATTTTAAGTGATTATTTAGTTTTTAATAATTGAATAACATGCAAATACTAATCCAGGAAATCCTGTGTTATAAAAAGGCTCAATGAACATTTCCATGATTAATCCACATAAAGGATTATCTGTTTTTAATAATATTGCTTGACAATATCCTAAAACTTGCCTACGAATTGCTTCAGGATCTTGATCTTTTAAACCAGACAATATTGCAGCAACTTCCTTCCAACCAGCTTTTTTAATTAAAGCCCTGCATAATTCGATACTTTGAACTATTTCTGCTGCACTTTTTATTGCTATTTCTTTTCGTTGATCATGAGGGACGTTTAAAACTTGTTCAAGAATTTGAATAGCGTTACGAGGGTGACCTAAACTTTCCTCAATGATCATATCATATATTTCTTTATCGAGCGTTTCTTGCTCGTCACGTACTATTCTTCTTAACAATCCAAAAAGTTGAGTTTCATTAAGAGTAGATACTTGAAACTCACTACAACGTTTTTTAAATGTGTCTTTTAATTTCTGAGGTTCAGTAGTACAAAGAATAAAGTAACAATGCGTTGGAGGATCTTCTAATAATTTTAATAATGCTTCTTGTGCATCTTTAGTTAAAGCATGACATTCATCCATTAACCAAACTCGAACGGAACCCTCGGCACCTTTATATTGACTATTTCGTCTTATTTCTCGTGCCGTTTCGATTCCTCGAAAATCTGCTGAATCCACTTCTTTATAGTCATTACCAACTGCACCTAATTCTTTTGCTATAATTCTCCCTAAAGTAGTTTTACCACAACCTGTAGGCCCTGTGAATAAGAAAGAATGTGGACAAGTTTCAGGTTTACTCAACATATTTTTTAATGTTGAAATAATTTCAGCATTCCCTTTTACTTGCTCGAGGGAAGTTGGTCGATATTTTTGATATAAGCTCATTCTTTATATTTAGTTTTAGTATTCCAAGATGTATCTACTTCACATATTTCAGCATCCACTTCAAGAGGTACACATATCCATTTCCATGTTCCAGGTAAATCTTCACAAGTAATGTAATGTATTGTTTGCCAAACTTTCTTTAATTCATTAGGATTCACATCAAGTATTATTGAATCATGGATTTGTCCTATAATTTGAGTATCCCAGTGCTCTTTTTGAATTACTTGATCTATTTTAATTAAAGACCACAATAGACAATGAAATGCAGCTCCTTGTACCGGATAATTTATACAGTCATTTTTTGACATAATTCCAGAACAAGTAAATCCTGTATATGTATGAATATATCCTTTTTGTTTATATTCTTCCCACCACCGATCTTTCCATTTAGCATATACTTTAAATCGTTTCCCCCAAAAATCTTGTTCTATTACTCTTACATGCTCTACAAAAGCATCATACGATTTAATACCTTTAGAAATTAAATGATTTGATAGGTAATATGGTTTAAACATTTTATCTATATAATCAATTTCAATACCTTGATCTTTCTTCCAAGTTCCATGAGGTAATTTACCCCAATTACAAGCCATGTTTTCAGCACAATTTTTATAATAATCTCCATAAAATTCAGGAAATACAAAACCATTTTTTGCTGCTTGTCGTAATGTATCATGTCCTGCAATTGATTTATCTATTTTATCGAGCATAAATATTTGCTTAGCCATATCAGTGTGCATATCAGAACAAGGATCATTTAGGTATTTTAACATGGTTGGATCCTTATGGTAGCATGCTGCTATACGTACTTCTAAACCTGAGTAGTCAATTTCCATTAATTGGTGTTCAGGACGAGGATATAAAGCACGTCTACACAATGACATTGCTTCTTCATCTCGTTTAGGAATATTCTGAAAGTTTGGAGAATCTGAACTTGAACGGTAAGTCTTAACTAAATGCAGATTAAAAAATGGATGAATGTATCCATCTACTTGTTCACGGTGAAAAGCATCTAAATAAGTATCCCGAACTTTTTTTAATTTTCTAATATCTAATAAATCATTTAGTTCAGGAATATTTAATTGTTTTAGCGCTTCTTCATCTGTTGATCCTTTTCCTGTTGTGGTTAATTTAGCTGGTTTAATCTTTTTTACATTGTAAATATAATGACCTAATTTCTGATTACTATTAATATCCGCTTTTTTCATCACGTGCTCCCAATGTTTGTAGAAATTAGAATCTTTAAATTTTCTTTCTAACCTTCCTATTCTTCGAGTTAAATGTTTTTTTTGAGATAAAACATAATCAACATCTACTCTAAAACCTTGCTGTTCAGCTCTGGATAATGCCAAAATACCATTATGAAATAATTCGTATGCTTCTTTTGTATCTGGATTTAACATTCTTTTAAAAAATTATTGATAAACAAATTTAATACATTTTTAAATAGTATAAAAATTATTATTTATTTTGGCGGTAAGCCAGTTAGTTTATTTATTCTATAATATGTTCAAATTTTTCTGTAAACTCTGCACAGCTCCGGACAAACAAAATTCCTTCCGTATTTGCGTACAAGCACATTAAATGATCCTCCCCTTCTTCCGAATATTTATTATCCACATTTACTATTATTGTCCACAAAATATCCTTAGAACTATT